CGGAACACCATCACTGATTTTGCGAATTACCTGGTCACTAATTCTCATAAAATTGCCGCTATCCCCCACACTTTTCCAAAAATGGAATATCTTCCATTCTCTAAGATGAAGAAAATTCGGAGTATAATCGGGGCTCCTTTCTTCACATATTTCACAAATCAAATTTTTGCTTATGAACCCGACCATCGTTTTACATATGATTCTACACCAATTCAAGTAGGACGTCCTCTTACTGGGTTTGGTCTCCTCCCACTTTTTAAGCGTTTTATGAAATATGATCATGTTTTTGGGTTGGACATGAGTGCGTTTGATTCTACTTTTAATAAGCAAGTAATGGACTCCGTTGCTGCTTTGAGGGAGTGGGGTTATCGTAATCATGCTCAGTACGAAAACATATCAAAATTGATAAGAAATTCATATGCACAAAATTATGGGGATCCACTTTTTAATGGTCATACTAATGAGATCCTTGAGAAATTGCGAGGGAATGCGACTGGGGCTGTTTCCACATCCCAGACAAATTCTCTCGCATTAGGAATAATTCTAAGCCATCTTTATCATGAAGCAACTGGGCTTCCTTATGATGAATTCTTTAGAAGGTTTGATCTAGCCAATTATGGTGATGATAACATACTTGGTATTAAATTTAAATCTTCTTTTGAATTTGATAAAGAATCAATTTATAAGATTATGAATATATGTTCTGAAAAATATAAAGGCACTATTTTTCTCAAACTTGAGAGTGAAGGATCAATCTTTGACTGTGAATTCCTTTCAAAATCACTCTTTAAATTAAACCCTTATGAATCCGAAATCCTTTCTTCTCATTTCGGTGTTAAATATGATTATGGTGTTCGCCATAATTACAATAAGCTTGTTCAGAAATTTGATAAGTTTAAGAAAAGCAAACCTGATGAAACTGATTTCATCCAGAAGTTTGCTGCCTATAAACTTATGTCTGTGCATTATCCTGATCTATTCAACATCATTGATGAATTGTTTCAGGAGTATGTTCAGAGAAACCCTAGAAGTAAG